AGATTGAAAACATACCAATCATATTTAGAATGGTTTTCTTTGTTTTGAAACCAGGGTGCTAGATTTGGTTGATCATAAGAATTTTTTAACCAAAGTATATTTGCTTTTATTGGATCTAATGGTTCTTTTTCTGGTACAGATGTAGTTATTTGAACAGAATCAAGCATACCATGATTTGCATGCTTTCTTAAATAGGCTAATTGTAATTCAGTTCCACCTGCTGGTTGCATTATGATTTGGTTTTACCAAATACTGTAAGAGATGCAACTGTTATTTTTTGGTTAATTTGAAGATCATCAGCAACAGTATCAGTATTGGAGTCAGCAACATCATTATCAAAATCAGTTTTGCTAGCATATACTTTACCTGTTCTTTTATTTTTTACTTCTTCTTCCGCTTTTGCAGGAATTACAGGAACTTCTTCCCCATCAATAATTACTGTTTTTTGTTTTTCACTCATTATCGTCCTTGTCGGTTATATTTCTTATAACATCTTTTTCTGTGTTTGTTAAGCCTCTTTGTATGGCGCCCAGGTCTTTTTCTTGGTTTTGGCCTAGGAACAAAATGTAAAAATTTAACTCTAGCCATTTTCTTGAGATCTATCTATTAAAGCATAACTTATAGCTCCTTGAATCTTATTACTACCCGAAGCTGCAGTTACTGTTACTGCATCACCTGCTTCTAAATTCAGACCCTGTGGAGTTGCATTTATTTGTGTTTTAGCTGCAACATCATCTCTAAAAAATTCGTACTCAGCACTCGAATCTGAAGAATCAACTAAATTCATATTTACTAATATAGCTGATGATGCATCATTATTAGCAACATAAATACTTTTAACTATGATGGTTGCACTAGCTGGACATGTTAGCACTGTGGTTTTGCCTGTGCCTGCTTGTTTGTATCCTTGATTTTTATATTGAATTGTCATGATAAAAAATAATTAAATATTTCAGAATCGTTTTTTTGTTCTCTTTGATACGTAGTATTAAGTTGACTTTGTAATTGTTCTAAAGCTAAATTTATTTGTCTAAAAGAATCTACTTTATATTCTTCAGGTGGTTCAGGAATAAATACTTGTACTTTTGCCATTATCTTCTTCCATCTGGTTGTATGTCAAATCTGAATTGACCAAATCTCCAACTTTCATCTTTACTATCATTTTCTATTTTCACAGCAGCTAATCTTGCTCTTGCTCTTGTATCTACTTTATCCGTTGATGATGATATTGTAAATGGCCCCAAAGGAGATCCTGTCTGTACATTAGCTGGATAATCTCTCAATTCTAAAGTAACTTTACAATTACCATTTAAATATTTAAAGTCAGGAATAAATCTTCTTACTTTAATAAAAAACTCTCCATCTCCTTGTGCATCTAAATCAAAATCTCCAGATTTAATAAAGGCAGATATTGCCGTTGTTGTTCCATCTGCTAATACTTGATTTACACCTTTTTCATGGTCAAACACTCTAGAAGCACCATTTCTAACACCTTGCACAGTAGGTGTATTTGGAGCAAGAGTGCTAGTAAATTCTGTTGCAATCGGATCTTTAAAAACATGAGCATCCTCATAAGATGTTCTTGCAAGTGTTCCCGTTGTCCAAGTTTGTTCTGCGTAGTTATAAGTCACAATTCTATCTACAAAGTTTGATCCTGAGCTAGCGTAGAACCAAGATATTTCAGAATATAAACTATTATGTGAACCGCATGTTAATTCAGACCCACTTTCAAAATTAAATCCTGGTGCTCCATCATTTGTTTGAAATACAAAATCCTCTACCAAAGATCCTAATGATTTAACTGTACCATCAAAAACAAAAAAACCTCCTGAGTCACTCATCCAATAAACTGCACCGTTAGCGTATACAATTGCTTTTTGTCCAATACATCCACAATTTGATCCAACCTGTCGTATACTAAATGTAAAAGGTGGTCCTACAAATTGCATTAGATAAGCAGAGGTATCTGTTAATATTAGTATGTAATCTTTAGCTTTAGCAGCACCTACAATTTTTGTACCACTATCAATTCTGAAAGATCCTGCTGTGTTAGTGGATGTAGCAGTATAATCAGTTAATGACTCCTGATCAGAAAATCTTATAAACATTTTGTCTTGAGTGGTTGAGCTTCCGATTGTTGTTTCTGTACCTAAAATAATTAAATGTCTATCTCGATCAGAAACCATACTCATCACAGATCTTGTTGGAGCTCCAGACAATACAGTTGCTCGAGTTGTAACACCTGTATTAGGATCCCAAGAAAAAGTTTTACCGTTTTTTATAGTTGCAATAAGAAGCTCTCCAAAATTATCCAAAGACCAAGTCCCTGGATCTAAAATAACTGATGATGATGATCTAGCTGTTCCCCATGTAGAAGCTCCCCAAAGACCCGTTCCCCATCCAAAACCAAAAGCTTGTAGTAATGGTCCTACTCTAAAGTAAGCTCTTAAATCTAAAGTTCCATTATTTGTCGTTCCTGATCCTGTCTCAGCACTAGGCATCGTTATTGTAAATGTTGTGGTCGACGGAGCAAGTATAACTTCAAACAAAACATTATCAAAATCAGATGCAGTGTATCCTGTTTGTCCAGCTGTAAAAGAACCTGCGTTTACAAAAGTTACAATGTCACCTGGTTCGAGGTTGTGGGTTCCAGGAGTTGTTATCGTTACTGTGGTCGAACCATTAGTAGTGCTTATATTACAACTTGCTTGAGATAGTGAAGTGTCTAATGGAGTAATGTCATAGAAATCATCACCATCATAAATATATAAAATTTTGTCTGTACCAACTGCTAAGTATCTTCTACCTTCTAAATCAACCCAACTATGTAATGCTCTTGCAGCGCCTATAAGTTGTTTATCCATTATTTCTTGCCAACCACCTATTTTTTCAGGCATTCCATATCTGAACCTAACAAAATCACCGTCTACCCATTGGTTCTCAGCCCCTGAAGAAGATGCTTGTTTGTTAAATCCTGGTGCAAATTGTACTTTTGTTAATGGCATAGGTACATTATACACCAAACCAATTAATCTAGAAAGAGAGGCTAATATATAGCATCTCCAGACTTATAGTACCTTAAGTTAAAAGATATACCATATTTAGGAATAATAATAGGATTTCGTTTTGCTTCGTGTTTTAAAAAACTAGAAAAAATAACAAACCTACCTTCTTCTGGTTTGACGGTTTGATCAATCTCTGGAAACAACAATTTTTGTTTATGATTGTTTAAATAAATAACTCCCGATAGATAAGAGGGAACATGATCATGAAGAATAGTATATGAATTTTTATCTTCTTTGTAACCCCATGCGGTGTCTAATTCATATTGTTTGGTATCTGGATATTTATCTACAGAATTTAATATTTTATGCAGGACATCATGAAAATGAGGATCCTTATTAAAAAAATTATATTTAGTCATCAAACCTTGAATATTAGTTTTATAGTGTAAATCAGATTCTTTTAATCCTTCTTCAATCTTAGTCATAAAATAAATAGCATCTAATTTTACTTTACCAGAAATAAAATAATATTTTTGTTCTATTGTGGATATTATTTCTTTATCGACTTTCATATAAATTTTTAATGAACCATACTAATGTTAAACGTTCACTTTTTCCAGTGGAAAAATAATTAGCTCTGTGCAAAGGGTTTCCGTCATACATAATTAATCTATTATAAACATTACTTATGTTAATTGTTTCCTTACTAGCATCATTAAATATAGAAGTCCCTGAATTTAAGTTTGCATCTTTTGTTAGATATATTAAACCAGCTAAAGCCATATCATCTTTGTGAATAACACCTATACCAGGAATAGGTTTTATTTTTTGAAAATATATTTCAATACCTTCACAATTAACTTTATTATTTGGATATTTAATACTTAAAATTTTTTTTATAAAATTTTGCACAAAATTATTATCTTCATCTTGATAGGCTATACTGCAGATGCAACACCTTTTACCAGGCCATCTTTTTTTAATATCTTCCTTATACGACAAAGTGTTAGCCCATTTAACAATATTGTCAGGGTCTTCAAAAAAATTATTTACTATTTGAACAGAGCTCATTTATGTAATGTTAAAGGTATAACTCAAAGCTATCCTACGGCTATCATTTAATTTAACGCTTACTTCATGCTGTAAATAACTTCTAAAAATATATAAATAACCCGTTTTAGGTTTAATAACTATTTCATCAATGGTGTAAGGACTTAAATCTTTTGTTGGATTATCAGCAGTTATCTTTCTAGGATTCATCATATCAGGCGGAAGAGGACTACGAATAATTAAAGGTGAGTCTTCTGGAGTGCCTTCTAAAAAATATACTGCACTTAAAACAGATCCCCTATGATAATGAGGACTATTAGAATCATGTTTTCGATAATAATTAAACCAAGACTCTTCAACATAAGGTTTAGCAAACTTATGTAGATCCGCAAATTCAGTAGCTTTATCAAGAATCCATTTTGTTAAGTTATTAAATTTTTTATCTTTGTGTAAAGCGTGATAATAAAAACACTTATTAGATCCCTTTATTAATTTATTTATATGAGATTCTAAAGTTTTGTTTTCTAGATCTGCTAAAGGATAAAATGAATGACCTAGAATAGTTGGAAAAAATAAATCTGTTTTAAGATCACTCATTTGAAACTAGGTCCTGTAGCCCAGGTTACTAATACGTTTCGTTCGCCTTTTGTAACAGGCGTTACTTGATGCAATACGTAGCTAGGAAAAATTACTGTGGTTCCTTGAGCATTCGGTGGACGAGCAGGGTCATCACTATAATATAATAAAAGATCTCCTCCTTCATAAGTTGTAGGATCATTTAAAAAAGTAACACAAGTTAGTTTTCTTATCCTAGTGTTCAATGAAGAGTCAGTGTGTTTATCATATTTTCCAGATGGAGCTTTGTAGTGTGTAAACTGAACGCCCTCACTAAACCCTGTTAAATTAAATTTAAAGTATTGAGCATTCAAATCTACTACTGCTCGTGTTAAACGAGGAAACACATAATCTATATCCGATGGCTGCATCCAATTAATAAATGCATCTCTTCTATCTTGAGCGGTTTTGCTTCTGGTAACTCCTTGATGTAAACCTATTTCATCTTTATTAATTTTAATAATTTGTTCACATTCTGCAGAAGAAAAACACCCGTGTGCATATGCGTAATCTTCAACTTCATCTAATTGAAACGGCCAATAATTATTTAATCTTTCTTTACTTTTTTTCATTTATCTTTTATATAAAGTAAAAAGCTATGAGTTTCAAGAAAGACGGATATACAATTGCAAAAAAAGCTATTAGCCTACCGATGGCTAATGTATGTTTTGGTTATTTAATTACAAAAAAGAACGTGTTTGATTTTTTAAAAAAACGTCAATATTTAATTACTGACGAAATTCAAGACTATTTTGGACACGAAGGCGATAGTATGCTTACTAATACATACTCTATTTATGGAAGCGCTTTGTATGATACTTTATTAATTGAATTAAAAAAATTAATGGAACAAAAAACAAAGTTAAATTTGTTTGAAAGTTATAGTTATGCTCGACTATATAAAACAGGAGACATACTTCCCAAACACACTGACCGTGCAACTTGTGAAATATCTACAACTTTAAATATAGGAGGCGATCCATGGCCTATATATTTAAAAAATAAAAATAACAAACCAGTTAAAATTTTACTTCAAAAGGGTGATATGCTTATTTACAGAGGATGTGATTTACAACATTGGCGTGACCCTTTCAAAGGAAAGATATGTGGGCAAGTCTTTTTTCATTACAGAACTAAAAAAGTTTATTTAAATGACACAAGACCTTTATTAGGATTGAGTTCAATAGAAAGAAGATTACAAATATTATCATGAGTAATAAAGTATTAAGTAGAGTTTTTAATCATCAAGAAGTTAAACCTAAATTGTTAAATCTTATTAAACAAATAAAAAACTCATATAAAGGAAGTGACCAACAAATTACTAATACGGACTACTGGTTGCCTAAAGATGCTAATAGACCTTATCTGAAATTATTTCAAGAAACAGTTACACCCACAATGATAGGATTATGTAAAAATTGGTATTGTGACAGATGGGAAGTACATAACATTTGGTTTCAACAATATTCTAAAGGAGATTATCATGGTTGGCACAATCATGGAGAATGTCAATTTGCTAATGTTTATTC